CTTTAAGTTTCACGATTACCGCCAATGCGTGACGACCGAACGGGGGCAAGAAATTTACTTGGACGAAGATTCGCCGCTGTATAAATGGTTTGACGAGATTTCGGATTAGAATAGATGATTGACTATGAAAATAAATAAAAATAAAAATAAAAAATTGAAATGCTTTTTTAAATGGTATAAAATACAACTACAAACCTAAAAAGAAGAACAAAAACAACACCCCAACCTGACTGAAAATGAATTTGTTCATTCTCTCTTTGATTCAAAAAGAAATTGCCGAATATATGATGGATAAACACATCAGTAAGATTTTATTAGAAGCAGTACAGATGCTTTGTTCAGCCAAACGCGTTCTAGCACCAGAGGATGAAAGCAATGAAAAATTATATAAAATGGCACACAAAAACCATCCGGTAACGATTTGGTGTCGTGCGTCAAAGGCGAATTTTGTCTGGACGTTGGATTTAGTTGACGAAATGCATACCGAATGGAAATACCGCTATGGACACCCCGAATCAAAACAACATAAATCTTATCTGATTGCTCAGTATTTGAGAGAACATATGCCTCCCGACGAATCGTTTGAAAAAGTGGGCTTAACCCAGTTCGCACTTGCGATGCCAGAACAATACAAAACGGATGATCCCGTTGAATCGTATCGTAATTATTATATGTCGGAAGAAAAACAAAAAATTGCTACGTGGAAAAAAATACGTGAAAAACCAGAATGGTATACAGTAAAGGTGTAAACACACAAATAAATATTTATATAAAAACACATAAAAAAAACATAAAAAAGGAACTTACGTATATCCTTTTTTTTCTTTTCAACTTATATATTTTTTAATTATAAATTGAAATTTAATTTAATCCATTTTAACATCGTATAAAACCCTATACTATACTATAAGTAACACTAACACTTACGAACGCCACCATGATATTTGGAAAAAATACCAAAGGCGATCCGATTATTCATTGGGGGTCTAGCGACGCAAAATTAACGATTGGAAGTTATTGCACTATTGGCGAAAATGTGACGATTTATTTAAATGGCGGCAGTATTATAACCAAGGATAAGAAATGGATTATTCCATTGAGCAACTGTTCGTGCTCGGTTATAATTGGAAATGACGTATGGATTGGCAATAATGTAACTATTATGCCAGGAATTACAATCGGGGATGGGGCAAACATTGCGAATAATACGCATATTATAGCAGACATTAAACCCTATAGTTTTATTTACGGAAATCCTGCAGAGGTCATTAAATATAAATTTAATAAAAAACAAATTAAACATTTATTAAAAATCAAATGGTGGGATTGGCCGGATGAAAAAATACACGACTATACGCCTTTACTGGAGGGTGAGATAGATGCTTTTATTCGTGCTTGCATATAATATAATCAGGGAAAAAAGAGGTTTTACACTCCTTTGTGTTTTTTCATTTTTATTTATTCCTTATTTGTTTATTCCTTATTTGTTTATTCCTTACAAAACATAGACGCCTTCTGACCCACCCTTCACTAAAACCTAAGCGAAGCTAAACCAGTATCGTCTTCCAGTCATTTTCCCACTCTTGAATGTATCTATTGTATTCTTCAATCAGATTGGCTAATTCTTTCTTCAGCTTTGTGAGACAATCAATATTGTGGCGGGCCCAGCCATCTTCGCGATTTTTTGCTCTTTCATTGTGCTTGACCGTTGATGAATACGTTAGATGATCAATGATGAAGTCAATCAGATTGAGTGGTGTCTCGCCCGATGCATTCCGAGTTTCCAAAAGAGTGCGGTTTTCTTTCGCCATAGCAATAATACTCTCCACCGGTATTAGCTTAGCATAGTATTCGTGATGCTCATCTTTCCAAGAGGGGCGTGAACATGCGTCACACTCAAACATGCCGAACCCATTACTGTAGGTCGTTATGGCCCAGTGGAGTTCGGTGTTTGAGCGGAGGGCACACACACAATGAACCTCCTCTTTACAATTACAATCATACCACGCTCTGTCTTTGTTCATCAGCGACTCGCAGGTTAAGGCGCATGCTTTCTCGGTTTCATTTGCAACGTATTTTCGGACATAACCACAGTCATGACAATGATACGGTTTCTTGGGACCGGTATAATCTAACAGGTTGATGAGCATGTGAAACGCATCTGGTTCGTCAAACCCCGAGAGGTAAGGTAATCCGCCCTCACCATCACCACATTGGACGGAAAGCTTGTTGCGGTGGGTGCCACACATCATAACCGATCTCATAGGAGACATGCTGCAATCTTGTGGTGTTGCCGTAATTGGATGGTTACACCATTTAATATCATTGTGGGCAACGACCGCACCACCACAAGGGCCACATTCATAAAATTCACAATTACGCTCCATCTCGTTTGCTAAGTTTCGTCAAGTAAATCGGCTTTTTTAATCAGAACAGTAACAAAATATGTTATTGTCTAAGAGTTACTATCTATTTTATGTTAAAAAGTATTTCAATTTTTTGGATAATTTAATTGTTTATTCTATCTCTCTCCTTCCCTTTCTTTATGTAAATGTAGGTGTAACTAACTACCACTTAGACGTTTTTTTAACGCTTATTTTGGGTCCTTGCCCGCGTTTCTTAGCACTATTGGGGTCATAAGCATCATCTTCATCGTCCGAATTTAAATCTTTGGATAAATCCCAAAATTCTTTTGACCCTAATTTGAAATCGGCGTGATGTTGGGCCTTATACCAAAATATTTGGTCATGCAGTTTATTAGATTTGGAATTATTATTAATAACTAAACATTCAAAATTTTCAGTGCATTGGTCCATGACTTGGCAAAACGATTCAAAGGTAGGAAACATACCCGCATAATTTTCCCAAATGCGTTTACGATTGGCAATATACGGTTCACGCAAGATAAATACATAATCAATATTCGTACGTAAATTAGGCGGAATACCCAGCGGATACTGCATTGTAATAATAAGCATAATTTTCCAGTGCCGCCCATTCATAAAAAGCAGTCGCATCATTTTATCTTTTGTCCAGGTGGCATCATACAAACAATCGTCTAAAATAACAAAAGCACGAGGATCAATATTACAGCGCCGAAATTGTTCCATTTCTTTTTTCACTTGTTTTAAAACTGTTTTTTGTCGTTTAAGAATATTTTCAATGATAGATGTATTGTATTCCTCGTGAATAAAGAGTTTTGGGACGTGCGAACTGTAAAACCCGTTTCCTGCTTCCGTTCCAGAAATAACTGTTCCTATAGGAATATCTTGATGATGAAATAGTAAATCTCTCACTAAATAACTTTTACCTGTATCACGACGACCAATTAAAACAACGACAGGACCTTTATTTTCATCGGGTTTAAAACTAATGTGTCGCATATCAAATTTTTTTAATTCTAACGTCATCTAATGTTTAAATTGCTTTTAGAAAATAAAGAAAACGATAAACCGCATCCGCATACAACCGTAACTATATAAAATAGTAATGAGTTAAAAAACAATTAAATTATATATAATACAAGTAATAATGGAGTTTAACTACAGAAAAGATGATAATCATAGATTATTCAAGAGTTTAGAGGAAAATTCTTCATTTGGTATTGAGAAACCTCAAAATTATATTCCTCTTTATAGCTGTTACTTTTCATTAACACCAAATAACCACAAACATATTGGCCTAAATAATCCATTACGCTTAGAATCTCTTATTTCACAAGAAACCAATAATGTTTTTGAGTGTAATATTAAAAACGATATTTCTAAAGATATTGAGAAGAAAAAAACATATTTAAAATTTAGTCCTTTATTGGATCCTTTGAAATATTTACTAGGTAAATATGATATTGAAAATAAAAATTTATTTAATTTACCCACGATTGAATCAACGTCAACTATAGATTCAACAACTATAGATTCAACAACTATAGATTCTTCTAGTTGCAATATTACTAACTGTAACCCGAAAGTAAACCATTATAATAATACTGCTTATGTTGATAGTTTTTTTACATATTTAACAAGCCAGTTAAATCATAAACATGGTTTTGTAAATGGCGTAGATTTTTATGGTTCTTTCTTGGCAATAAAAAATGATTTCCGAATTAATATTATTGATGATATTGATTATCTAAATGATTCTGGGTTTTTCAGAAAAAACAATAAAATTCTCTATGAATTAGAACATATTGATGTAGACAGTTTAAACACAGATACACGGAATTATAGAAAGAAAATTGTGATAGAGGGTAATGATCATCTAGGGGAAGAAGATAAGGATAAGGATACTCTTGTATTAAATTTATCCGATATTTGTGATTTAAATGAAATAGACACGATTGTTTTGCAAGAAATGAATAATGAACAAAATAATATTAAAGATATTAGTGAATTTGAATTATCATCGGTTGATATTGAATCAACACTAAATAATGATAAGGAAAATGTAAAAACAAAATTGCAAAGTGAGACAAGTTCTTGTTCTTCCCGAACATCAAATACATCTGGTTCTTTAAATGAAACGAATAATAATAACGGAGACAGTGATGATAATAATAACGAAGGTAGTGATGATAGTGATAGTGATAATGAAAATGACAGTGATGAATGCGATGATGATAGTGTTGAGTATGATACTATTAAGAACGATAAAAATGATAATGATTTTGAAGATTGCAGTGATAGTGAAGGAGAAGATGACGAACTTATTGCCAAAATTAAATCATTCCCTGTTCAAGTTATCTCTCTTGAACATTGTGAAAATACACTAGATGATTTAATGAATAATGGTGATATTACTGATGAACTATGGAATTCTATTGTTATGCAAATCACGTTAAGTTTAATTACCTTTCAAAATGCATTTCATTTGACGCATAATGATTTACATACAAACAATATTATGTATATTGAAACTGATACAAAGTTTTTATACTATAAAATAAATCATGTTTATTATAAAGTGCCAACCTATGGTAAAATTTATAAAATTATAGATTTTGGTAGAGCAATTTACAAGTTTCGTGGTCAAACCTTGTGTAGTGATAGTTTTGCAAAAGATGGTGATGCCGCAACTCAATACAATTGTGAACCTTATTTTAATAATAAAAAACCGAGATTAGAACCTAGTTATAGTTTTGATTTGTGTCGCTTAGGATGTGCGTTGTATGACTATTTGGTGGATGAACCCAAAACGAAAATAACGCAAATTATGTTAGAATGGGTGAAGGATGATAAGGGACGTAATATACTCTATAAGAAAAATGGTGATGAACGTTATCCTGATTTTAAATTGTATAAAATGATTGCGCGGACAGTAAGCAAACATACGCCAATGAATGTGTTACAAAATTCTTACTTTGATAAATTTATTATCCGAAAGAAAGATATTAAAAAAAATACTAAAATTATGGATATTGACAGTATTCCTTGTTATGTGTGAGTATCAGATGAATTAATTCTAGATTACTTTTGTAAATATATTAAATGATATATATACAAAACCAACTAATGTGTTTTTCGGAAACACAATCATATATAAACACTGTTCTTTTGGTAATGGGTGGATTATACGTTTACCCCAACTATAGATTATCCATCCCGTTAATATTTTTGGCGTTTAAAGATTTAATTCAAGGACTATTATATCATTATCATTCTAAAAATAATGAAAAATCTAAAAATATATTGACCTCTTTTTCTTGGATACATATTTGTTTTCAACCTTTATTTGTAAATATTTTCATGTCTCATTTTAGTAAAGAAAATATATATTATTGGAATTCTATATTTATTATTTCCTTTTTATATGGGTTGTATGCTTTAACAACATTAAATGAATTTGATATACAAAATGATCCCGATTGTATAAAGAAAAATGAAAAAAATGATTTTTGTTCCACACATACGACATCATATATGGGTAAATATCATATTGCCTATAAATTTAGTCAGGATAAAGAAAGTTTATTGTATTCTTCTATTTATCCAATTCTTATGTTTGTTCCAGCACTTTTTACAAAATCTAGAATATTGGGTATTATCTGGGCAGTATTTGTTGGTAGTATATATCTATTTTTAAATACTATTGGCGATGGCGAACAAGCAGCGATATGGTGCTTTTTATCAATACTATGCTCTTTACCCATATCAATATTTCATAAAAGGGTATCAAAATTATTATTTTAAACCATTTTACATTTCACTCTCCTCACACTATTTTATATAGAGTAAATATATGAATCATGAAACACTCGCACAATAATCACAATAATCACAATAATCACAATAACCACAATAATCATTATACTATCATGTTTTTTATTATGATTTTATCCGGGTTATTATCTACCATGAATATGTGGGTAGATAAATACGAGGATATAAGATTTAGTATGAATGATGCGTATATGATTTTGTTAATGACTGGATGGATGTTTTTGTTTATGGGGATTGTCTATAAAGACAATAATGTTATTTTAATAGGCATTACATTGGTAGCCATCAATCTATATTGCATTAGACATCAGGTTTTAATAACCGAAACTCAATATAAGTTGGGTATGATACCGCATCATTCTATGGCAATTCATATGAGTAAAAAATTAGTAGAAAAAGAAAATAGTATCCCCGCCTTTATTCAAAGTATAATAAAAACACAAGAGGATGAAATCTTGTTTTTGAAAAAGTAAGTAAAAAAATACATTAAAAATACAAAATAAAAAAGTCCGAAGACCCCTTTTCTTTTTTTTTAAATCGTTTATTCGTTTATTCGTTTATTCGTTTATTC